CACAATATGATGTTGTAATAACTAATGAGGTGCCTGTAATATCTGAGTACATTCATTATGATACAATAATTACCGCACCTCGTAGTGAAAGTGCAGAATACATCCACTACGATACAGTCATAACGGCTCCTCGTAGTGAAAGTGCTGATTATATCCTTTATGAAACTACAATACCACATCAAACATTGGTAGTGGCTACTAAGCATGATTATACATCAAGTATTGATACTACTGAACTTCGTAACATAATTGCACAAAAAGATGATGTAGAATCGGTGGGTAATCCTACTATCAGAAATATGTACTCACCATCAACATATAGATACACAATCCTAAACTATTCAGCATCAGCTGATATTGGATTTGGTAGTGGGTGGACTACGGGTTCAAATGGGTATTGGAATTATAATGTAACATCATCTAACGCAGTAGTGGGTAAACCATCTAAGTATGCACTTAAAACCATATACTTCTATAATACTGAGTTATCAGCATCATTAAGATTAAGTAACTCATCATCATTAGTTCCAGCATCAGTATCTACTGATGAATTACCATTATCATTAGAAAACCTAAGATATTTGGGATGTAAGATGACATCCGATTCACTCACAACTAATTCACCAGATACACCAGATGGTAGACCTGTAATTGAGATATTTGAGGCTGACCCGAATGTACTTATCTACACATCACAAACCGCAGAAGAAGGTAATTTAGATGTTGATACTTCTACGAATCTACCAACTCTTAAATTAGAAGATTTAAAAGTTAATGATGATATTAAGTGGAGTAGGGAGCAAGAATATAAAGAAGCCGTTGCTAAGTTTAGAAAAGAAATAGAAAAACTAATTCAGATTGAAGGTGGTAGACGAACTGAGTTTGATTTGAGATACGAAGAAGAGAGAATCCGATTTGAATTGGAACAGCAACGAAGAGAAGAGTTTGATATAATAAATCGACCTAATAGAATTACCGATGTTTAATATTTATTGATATGAGAGAAGAAGAAATGAATTTAAGGGGCGAACCACAAAGACCTGATGATAATAGAGAAGTTGGTTCTGATATGGAAGAGGTTGTAAGACAAAAACTTGCACCCACATCCGAACGTCCTCTTATTAAATCTCCAATGGATGTAGAATCGGAACAATACGAATTGGAACGTAGTATTCAACCTTTAGAAGATATTGTAAACACAGGTGAGTTATTAGATGATAACAAACTAATCAGAGATAGAGATAGAGTTCGGCCTGAGGATATTGCAGATGTAGTATCCAAACCAATTATACCTACCAAATCAGTACCACCTGTAATTGATTCAAATGATGAGTTCTTTACTGAAGAAGATAAAGCACGTTTGATTTTAGAAGAAGATAAACGTAGAACAATTAGTAACCAAAGAAGATTTGATTTTGAAAACGCATTCTTAGAAGAACAAGAACGTAGAGTTCAATTTGATGAAAAAATCAAAATTATGAAAGCTGAGTTTGAGTTGTATCTTAAAAATACTTTTCCTGAGTTTGTTGGCGATAGAAATATTACAGATGGAGACAAACAAAAAAATCAAGCGGATATCAAACGTAAGAAAGAAGAAAACTCTACTAAGGTAAAAGAATTGCAAAGGAAAAAGATAGAACGATTAGAAAGAGAGAAAGAACGTAAGTTAGTAGAATCTCAACTTAGATTAAATAAACTTACAGAAGGTGAAGTTCAAACTTTTTTTGAAGAAGAGATAATTATAGAACAGAAGGAAAAGATTGCTCAGAATCCTCAAATAGAAAATCTAAATCCAGTTCAAAAACAAATTAGAGAAATAGAAGAAATGGAAATTAGAATGGGGAGACCAATTGTTCCTCATAGAGATATAGTTGAAAGTGAAGAATCTGATTTTGATTCAAATTCAATGACTAACCCAACTGATATTTTGATAAGACCTATGAATGTAGAAGAAGAGTTTAATAAAAGGCAGAAAGAGAATCGTTTGGAAATTTTAAGAAACGAACTCAATTCAAACCAAAGAAGTGAGGAAGATTATGCATCTACTTTAAAGTAGAATGCAAAAAATTAACTTAATTTATTTTATTCACATATTTATAGTTGAATAATATTGTAAAAAGGTAAAAAAATTATGGGATACTTAGATAATTCATCGATAACAGTAGACGCAATTCTCACCAAAAAGGGTAGAGAGTTATTAGCAAAAGGAAGAGATTTCTTTGTGATTAGCCAGTTCGCATTAGCAGATGACGAGGTTGATTACGAACTATGGAATCCAGCACATCCACTTGGTTCTGATTACTACGGAATCATTATTGAAAACATGCCAGTAGTTGAGGCAGTTACTGACGAAAATTATTCGTTAAGATACAAACTATTAACATTACCGAAAAATACAATTCGTATTCCAATTATTCAAACAAACCCAAGTTCAATTAGTGTAGAAGAAGCCGGAAGTAGACAAGTTGTTTCTATTGAAACTAAAAATGGTGGAAACGAAACATTAGGCTACACCGTAACACTTCTTAACTCAGATGCAGCAACTATTATCGGTGATGGTGGTGGTATCGCAAATAACGAAGATAATGTAGGTGCTAACGAAGATAGAAGAAGTGTTACCATTAGTACAAATTCAACATTTACAATTGTTTCAAAAGTGTTAGCAGATAATACTGATATTTCAACTAAGATTTTTGTAGTTGGTAATGAAACAGGTGGACGTAGTGAGATTACATTAACTGTAACTAACAATCCTGATATTACAGTTGGTAACACATTAGATTCAACATTAGGATAACAGATTAAAAGGAAATAGATATGGCAATTTTACCAGCAGGTTCGTTCAATACATCAAAAAGAGTTTATACAGCATTTAAAGTAGGGGATGTTGTAGAAGGTGGTGTAGAAAAAGTAACGAGAGGTTTATGGAGTGGTAACGTAGGAACGTTAACATCATTCTACACATCTTCAGCACAATCAGCTACTCAGAAAGAATATTATTATGAGATTTTTGATGGGATTAGTACTAATTCTACATCCGAAGCACAATTCTCAGTAACATATGGTCACAACGCGGGTAGTGGTTCTTTGGGGCAGAATGAAGATTCTCCTTCAAATGCCATCTATTCACAATATGCACAAATCCTACTTCCAGACCAACAAAGAACGTTTACATTTAATGATGTTTCATCTGAGCAGATTTATGCTATTAACATCAATAGGGCTAGAATAAAAGATAGATTAGACCCAGGTAACTTCCAATTGAATTTAGCAGAACTATCTGGTAGTGCTGAACTTATATATAATACAGGTTCTAATTTAGCAGTATCATCATCAAACAAAATTATTAAGTTAATTGATGATAGTGGTGATACTCAACAGGCTGCAACTCAAATTGGTAGAACGTATAACTTAGTATCGGGCTCAATCCTTAATGGAGTGTATTCACCTAAAACTTATTATGGACAAGTATTTCCAGAGCAGGGTGTTATCATCTTAAACGCAGATACAATGGATACGACGTTATCATTTGGTTCTGTAACCGCATCAAACACAAATGGTGATAATGCATTTAAATTATTAACATCCATTAGTGGGGCAGCTGCTATTAATTCAAATTATGGATTTGCAGCAAGAAATGAAGAAAGAGTTCAATCAACATATTACTTTGTAAGAGCTAAGAATGGTGAATATAACTTCTCAAACAACCCATCATTTGTAACAGGTTCTAACGGAGCATTTAGACAACCAACATTTGCAAATAATCCAAAATCTTATATTACAACTGTTGGATTGTATAGTAGTGCACAAGAATTATTAGCAGTTGCTAAGTTATCTCAACCAATTTTAAAATCATTCTCTAATGAAGTATTGGTTAAGGTTAAATTAGATTTCTAAAATAGAAAAATAAAATAACAGCTCCCTGTGATAGAATCTGGGGACTGACTCGTAAGAGTTTCAACCCCATAGTAATATGGGGTTTTATTTTAAATATTTTAATATTTATATTAGAATGATAGGATACATCTAATGGCAGAAGCACTAAAACCGATAAATGGTGGTGGATTTCAACTCTACCCATATAACACTCACAAAAGATGGGTTGTTACTGATGATAATTATAGAAATGATTATTATTCGGTATCTGTATTGAAGGGTATCTCACCACTTTACAATGAAAAAATTAATGTTTCAGAATCTATATCAATCCCAGCGTATAGAGAAGTCGACCAATTAGATAATTCAAACTCAAATTCAACAGAGTTTTTAAAATCAAAACATCAAAAAGTTGTGTGGTCTGGTCTTAATCAAATGTTTTTTAAACATAGGGCTAGGGTAGAGAGAGATTTGTATGTATCGGCTTCTATATTTTCAGTACCCCATAATAGAATGGGGGATGGTATTAAACCAGAATCAATAGAAATACTTGATTATAGTGTTACAGGTTCAATTACAGACCAGATTGATATATTAGATATTAAATTAGATGAACAACATGGATACCTATATGATTCGGAACTAAACACAGGTTCATATGTTCCGTTTGGTGATTTAGTTGGATATTGGGGATTTAATGATGAAGTAGTACCACGCCGAACATCTTTAGATACATATATAGAAGATAGGAGCGGGTATCTCCATCATGCATATGGTAAAGAATTATACTACGATGGTGGTATCACAACAACAGGTAATGAACAATTACCATCTGGTACTAAAGTAACATTTAATGGTTCTGATTCATATATCAGAGTAGACCATAATAAGCAAATTGATTTCTATAAAGGTAACGATTATTCAATTTCTCTTTGGACAGTTTTACCAACATCACAATCTGATAACATTTTAGATTATAATTGGTTGGTTAATAAATCTGGTACATTTAGAGATTATGGACAAGATAAAAAACTAAGAGATGTTCTTAGAAGAGAAAATAAACGAAACCCAATATTCCCATTTGATTTAAAAGTTTACAACCAAAATACATCTAACAATGGTAAGGTAGTTGCATCACTCTCAGACGGATTAAGAAATGTTGAAGTAACTTCATCAACACAAATAAACGATGTATCAGAACACCACATATGTTTTAACAAAACAGGCTCTCTTTTAGAACTATGGGTAGATGGTGTAAAGGAAGTATCATCATCAATAGGATTAAAATCTCAAATAGCAAATGATTATGATATGTTATTTGGTGCAAGACACCTTTCAGATGGATTTACTGATTTCTCAACAGAAGGGAATGGTGTATTGAGTGGTTCTTTAGATGAAGTTAGATTTTATAGACGAGGGTTATCACAATCTGAAATTGAAGGATTATCAAATAATGATTATGTAACAGGCTCAGCATACCAAACCAATGTTGTGGGTGAGGTATTTTATAAACATGGGATTATGGTAGTATCTGACCCAAGACCACTTTATAAAAACGTATTGGTGGGTGCGAGTGGAAGTTGGGATTATGGTACTCAGGACGAGTTTGAAAATGTAAATCGAAAAGAGTTTGGGTGGAAGGTAAAATATAAATCCACAAAACAACTGCATGAAGTTTCTGTAATGTGTGAGATTGGAGCAGATGAATTCAATATATCACAAAACCCATCCCTAAAAGTAAACAATAACCCTAATAGTGAATTCTTACAAGATTTTGTAACAGGTTCTGATTTTAGAAACTATTTTACAACAATTGGATTATACAATCCAAATGGAGATTTGATAGCAGTTGGAAAATTGGCATCTGCAATTCAAAATAGGAGTGATGTTGATATTACAGTAAAAGTAAGATTTGATTTAGATGGTCCGTTTGGAACTCCAACAACTGGTTCATTAGAACCTGTTGGTAGACCAGCAACCATCACAAAAACAAAAGATGGACGGTTTATTTGGAATAAATTTGATAGACCTAATATCGGTGTAAACGAATAAAGTTATGGCAAAAGGAAATTGGTCTCACATCCAAAAGATGAAAGGACATAAAAGTGGGTTGGAAACTCGTATAGATGAACAACTCAAATCACAAGGTATTGATGGTGAATACGAACAGCATGAAGTATCATACACCATCCCAGCATCAACACATACATACAAACCAGATTTCAAACTACCAAACGGAATCTATATAGAATCCAAAGGATGGTTCTTACCAGAAGATAGAAAAAAACATCTACTGATTAAAGAACAAAATCCTGATATGGATTTAAGGTTTGTTCTACAATCACCAAATGGAAAAATATACAAAGGTTCAAAAACAACATATGCGGAGTGGTGCGAGAAGCACGGATTCAAATGGGCTAAGAAGGAAATACCCCAAGATTGGATAGATGAAAAAGAAAAAGTAAATTTCTTTGGATAATTAAAATATATTTCGTATATTAGTAGTTATATGGAAGATAGACTGCTCTCTTTATTGGAATCTGTCTTAGGTAAGGCTAAGAAAACATCGGGTGATAACTATGCGTTTTACTCTCCGTTTGTAGAACACTATAAACCAAAGTTAGAGATAAACATATCATTAAATTCTTCTGGTGATAACCCCTGGCATTGTTGGGTATCCGATGAGAAGGGTAAATCAATACGTTCTCTCTTCAGAAAAATCAAAGTATCCAAAGATGTTTGGGATGAACACAATTCAATCTTCAGTAGAAAGTATAGATACTCAAATTTACCAAATTCTGAAAATAATGGTAAAACTGAGCTGGTTCAACTTCCAAAAGAATACATTCCACTTTGGAAATCATCTAATTCAGTAATTAGAAAACATGCATTACGATATCTAAATGGTAGGGGTGTAACTCCATCTGAGATTATTAAGTATGAAATTGGATATTGTGAAGAGGGTGTTTACAAACACAAAGTAATTGTACCATCATACAATAGGGATGGGAGATTAAACTATTTTGTAGGTAGAAGTTTTTATGATTCTAACTTTAAACATAAGAACCCAGATGTATCTAAAGATGTAGTAGGATTTGAGATGATGGTAAATTGGGATTTACCAATTGTAATATGTGAGGGTGTATTTGATGCTATGGCAATTCGTATGAATGCAGTTCCAATATTCGGTAAATCACCACAATCAGAATTACAAAAAGAAATAATTCGTAGAGGTGTAGAAAAAGTATATATAGCGTTAGATTCAGATGCGTTTGAAAATGCACTGAGATTTGCAGAAACCCTTATGAATGAGGGTATAGAAGTTTATGTAGTAGAATTAAATAATTCAGACCCATCCGAAATGGGATTTGATGAAATTAATAAAAAAATAAAAAATACTGAACCATTAACATTACGAAGGTTAATGGAGTATAAGTTGGTTGGTGTATGAGAAAATCAAAAAAGATTAACTATGATGGTAATATCAAAAAGATTTACCACATAGCTGATGTACACATCAGAAATCTAAAAAGACACAAAGAGTATAGAGAAGTATTTGAACGATTGTACGAATACATTTCAGATACAAAAACAGAAGATTCAATCATAGTTTTGGTGGGTGATATTGTTCATGCTAAAACCGATATGACGCCAGAAGTGATTGAGATGACACAAACATTTCTAAAAAGGTTATCAGATATGTTACCAACAATTCTGATACCAGGTAATCACGATGCAAACCTAAATAATCATTCGAGATTAGATGCGTTATCACCTATTGTAAACGCATTAGGACACCCAAATCTACATTATCTGAAAGATGATGGAGTTTGGAAAATGGGAGGCATTTCCTTTTCACACTCATCTATTTTTTCTGAATCAAAGGCAATTATCCCATCATCTGAGGTTCATGGTGATTATAAGATTGCATTATATCATGCGCCTGTTGATAAGGTAAAAACTGAACATGGTTTTGAGATTGAAAATAAAAATGTAAATGTAGAATCATTTGATGGATATGATTTGGTTTTGTTAGGTGATATTCACGTTCCCAATCAATCCTTAAATTCAGAAGGTACAATTAAGTATTGTGGTTCTACAATCATGCAAAATCATTCGGAAGCAAAATATCCAGAACATGGTATTTTAGTATGGGATGTTGATTCTAAGAAATCTGAGTTTGTTCCAATTCATAACGATTATGGGTACGTTACAATTGATGTAGAGGGTGGAAAGATAGTTGGTAACCCAACCATACCAAATAAACCTCGTATGAGGGTTAGAGTAAAGGATACACCCCAATCTGAATTAAAGAAAGTTCTTGCAAAAATAAGAGTTGGTAGAAAAGTACAAGAGGTATCAATCCAAAAAGTAATTACTGATAAAAAAGATTATAGTGGTGGTTCAAATATTATACTTCAAAATGTAAGAGATGTTGGATTCCAAAATAAACTTATTGAAGATTTCCTATCAGAGAGATATGTTGTTGGTGAGGAACATTTGGATGTTATCAGAGGTATCAATAATGATATTAATACTAAATTAGGTACATCTGTTGGTATGAAGAACATTATATGGAAGCCTAAAACGTTTGAGTTTTCAAATATGTTCTCATATGGTCCATCTAATATTATAGATTTTTCACAAATGAAAGGGGCGTATGGTGTATTTGCACCCAACGCAAGTGGTAAATCATCATTGTGGGATGCTCTATCGTTTTGTATATATGATAAATGTTCTCGTACCTCAAAAGCAGCTGATGTACTCAACTATTCAAAATCTCAATTTAATTGTAAGTTTAACTTTGAGATTAATGGTGTTGATTATTATATTGAGAGGATTGGTAAAAAATCACCTAAGAGGGGTACTGTTAAAGTAGATGTAAACTTCTATCGAATCAATGAAGATGGTTCAACCGAATCCCTAAATGGTGAAGAACGTAGAGATACAAACTCAATCATCAGACAGTATGTAGGTTCTTATGATGATTTCATTCTAACTGCAATGTCAAACCAATCAAATAGTGGTGGGTTTATTGAAAAATCCCAAAAGGAGAGAAAAGAACTTCTCGCACAATTCTTAGATATGGATGTGTTTGAGCAGTTGTATCAAGTTGCAAATGAAGAAATCAAAGAACTAAGTGCATTACTTAAAGATTATAAAAATCAAAACTTTACTGAGAAGTTATCAGATGCAGAAGAAAGTTTAATTGAAAATAAAAAGAAGGTAACTGAAACACAAACCCTATTGGATGAATACAAAGAACGTAGGATTAAGGTTGGACTCCGTATTGAAGAATTATTGGGTAAATTAATTTCAGTAGATTCATCTGTAACTGATACTGATAATCTTATAAAATTAAAAGAAGAGTTAGAAGAAAGTGCAAACACAAAGGCAACTGAATGTAATGAGTATGTAGACACTTTAGTTGATTTAGAATCTAAACTAAAAAAATCCCAATCAGAATTTAATAGATATGATTTAGTTGATTTGAAAGAAAAGCACTTAAAATATGAATCATACTCAAAGATGATGGTTGATATCCAATCACAAATAGATGATTTGGATAGAGAGATTGAACATAAGAAAAAACACTTAGATGGGATTGGTTCTCTTACTTTTGATGATGGATGTGACCATTGTGTAAAAAATAAGAATACACCATTCGCACAACAGGCACAATCATTGGAAAGGGAAATAAAAGAATCCTCACTTATAAGATTGACACGTTCTGGTGAATACGATGAAGCATCTATGAACAAAGCAAAATATGATGTTACATCAATACTAGCAGAAATTCAAACCTTAAAATCTAAAATAGATAATTACACTAACCAAATAGAAAAGGTTGAATTACAAACAAAATCTTGTAACTTAGAACTCACCGAACTTCAAAACAGAATTGATAAGGTAGATTCTGATATTCAAAAATCAATTGAGCAAAAAGTATCAGTAGAGCATAATACAAAGGTACAAAAAGAAATTGATAAATACAAAGAAAATCTAAAAGAAATTGAAGATTTAATATATGATACAAATGATATTTTGATTGATGTAAGTGGTGAAGTTAAGATAGCAGAAAATACAATTAAAACTGTAAATGATTCTATCAACCGATTGGAAGATATGGAAACAAAGTATGAGGGATATGAGTATTATCTACAATGTGTAAAGAGAGATGGGATTCCATATGAACTAATATCAGATGTGTTACCAAAATTAGAGGTAGAAATTAACAACATACTACAACCACTTGTAGATTTCCAAATTCTACTAAATACTGATGGTAAAAATATAAATTCATATATCGCATATGGTGAAGATGAATATTGGCCATTAGAATTAACAAGTGGTATGGAAAAGTTTATTTCATCAGTTGCGATTAGAACTGCACTCACAAATGTATCAAACCTACCCCGTCCAAACTTTATCGCAATTGATGAGGGATTTGGTTCATTGGATAGTGATAACTTTAATTCATTATATTTATTATTTGATTACCTTAAAAACCAATTTGATTTCTTAGTAACTATATCACACATTGATAAGACAAGAGATATGGTTGACCAAATTATAGATATTACAAAGGTAGGTGGATTTTCATCTATTAGATATTTATAATAATAAAGAATGTATGGAGTGTAGATGTCTTTAATATTTAAAAAAGCAGCAAGAGAAAATTTATCGAATGTTTCGGTGTATATTGATGATACAACGAACACATCGCCAAAATACTTTAGAGTATCTGATGTTCCTCAAGTTTTACAAAAAGGTAAGAACCTATTAAGGATATCAGCACACCCTACTAATTTGGTAGAAGGTTCACAAATTCTTGTGGATGTAAGGGATTCTAATGGAAATGCAATATACTTTGAAATACCCGATTATTTAGAAGCAGATAAGAGTAGGGTAATTTCAATTTGGATTTATAACGATAAAGGTGATGATAATACTGCAAATGGCGATGCAGTAATTACATTAGTTGGTATATCAAAAGTTGGTAACAATGGAGAGCCAATACCTGAGAGATTCAGAGGTAAACCTAATGTTAGATGGCAGACTACTGTAAATGTAGATAGAGATAGAAAAAATACATCATCTGTAATTTTTAAATCAAACACATTACCTTCAGTTGCAATTTCTGAAAGTATTGAGGCATATCAAAACCAACCTCAAAGTGGTAATGAGTTATTACTCCAATCTCAAACCGGAAATGGTGCCCGATATTTATTTAGAGGTACTACACCAATTGTACAACTTACAGATGGTTCTCAATTCAATGAAGAAATGTTGGGGTACTCATTCGTACTATCAAATTACGAAACTCCCGCAGAACCAATATCAAAATATCCAAATCCAAATAGTGATACATTTTATAGTTCATCTATATCTCAAGTATTAGATGTAACTACGGCTGTTTTAAAAACCCCATATACAACTTCATTTGCAGATAGAGAAGAGTTACTACACACTTACAATAATATTGAATCTGCGAATTATAGTATTCAATACTTTCAAACGGGTTCTAATATAGTTACTGAAAATCAACGTTCATTTGCTAACTTAACATTAACAAATGTAAATCCAATTGCAGGTGTAGTTGATAAAGTAAAAGTATTAATTAAATCAGATGGGTTACCAGGTGAATACGAATTACTAAATGAGGTAACTGTACCATATAGTTCATCATTTAGTGTAAAAGTACCAATCCCATCGGAAAACCTACAAGACCCAAAATTATTAAAAATACAATATCTAAACTCTATTGGTGAAATATCAAGAACTGAAACTATTACAAGTCCATTTGTATTTCAAGGTGGTAACTTCTACTTTGGTGGTGGGGATAACCTTATAACAGGTTCTATCTTTATATCAAACGCAATTGGTAGTGGTATTGAAGTGGGTGGTGCAAGTAGTGGATTCATACGTTCAGTTGGATTTGAAGGACAAACTTCCGCATCGTTAGGTAAAGGGCCAGGTGGTTTTATTATTTATAGTGGTTCTAATGCATTAAGAGTTGGAGATGATTACCTACAAGGTGTAGGTTTACAGATGATTGGTGATAACGATGATAGGCATTTCATATTTACAACACATGATGGTGGTTTATTAGATGTTAAAACTGATAAGTTTTTTATTGGTACAACTGATTCACAATTTATTAGTGGTTCTGATGGTAATATAGAAATTAGTTCATCGTTATTTCATTTAGACCCAGTAAATGATTTATTAGTAATTGGGGCAGATGCAGTTATTAACGCAGATTTAAGTGTTAATAATTTAAGAACACCTGCTATAATTAACGGGTCTCCATCAACAAGAACAAATTCATCATCTTCTATTGATTCGGATGGTTTTGCTAGATTTGTATCAGCATCCATTGGTGGTTGGGACATAACAACCGCCTCAATAGAAGGTGGAAACCTTTTAATGAAACCTGAGGGTATTCTACAAACAAGAGATTTTACAACAGGTGTAAAGGGTTGGAAGATTTCTTCAGAAGGTAATGGTATTGCTGAATTCGAAAATGTTCGAATCAGAGGTACAATGAGAACCACAACATTCGAAAAAGAATCTGTAAACGCAGTTGGTGGTCAATTATGGGTTGCTAATTCAACAACAATTACAGGTTCAGTTTTAACTACTGATGCAACAATGTCTGTTAAAAACGTAAAAGGATTTGAAAGTGGTGAAATCCTAATTGCAAAAAAAGTAGATGGTACTGGATTTCAAACAGAATACATTTTAGTAAATTCATCATCAGTTGATGGTAATCAAAGTAATGAAGATGAAAATTATGGTAGAATTTATGTAACAAGAGGATATGGTTCAGGTTCATCTGGTGATTTTGTTGGGGATGTTGCATCAGCATCACAATTGTATGAGGATGGACAAGTTGTAGTATCTACTGGAAAAGTTGGGACGGGATATATAAAATTAAACGCAAACCCATCTGATACCGCAACACCATTTATGGATATAGTAGAACGAACAGGTTCTGATATTTACGATGTAACTCTTGCTGCGAGACTTGGTGATTTAAGTGGATTGGCCGGAAGTGATTATGTATTTGGAAGTTCAACACCAGGATATGGATTAGCAACAAACAATGTATTCTTACAAGGTGGTATCAAAGCTACTTTTGGTGAAATTGGTGGGTTTGGTATAAATGAAACGACAATATCATCATCAAACTCATTACTGATTTTAAGTTCATCTGGCCAAATATTTGCAGAATCAGGTAGAATCGCATCCTTTATAATCTCATCATCTAAATTTGATGCATTACGATTGGTGGAAGAATTTACTCCAATTAGTGAACGCAGTGGTAGTACTCGGGGCGCCGAAATTCCATTATATGTTGATAGTAGAGCAACCATCAACATAACAGGCGTTACCTCATCAAATATGGGTATAGAAAGTGTAGTAGATACAACTATAACATTAGATAGTGTTAATGTATTTGCACAAAATTCTGATTTTGAAATATTCTATACAGAATCACTACAATACAATTCAGCAGCTAATCAATCAGTAGCAGTTAGTGCGAAATTTCAATCATCATCTATATCAGTAGCATATCCAACAGCATCTATTGCCGCATATTCATCATCAATAGTTAATGGTCAATTTGCCTTTGATTCTGAATTCCAAAACTTTGATGTTTTGAGTGAATTCTTATCAACGGTAGAGGGTGTAGATGCACTTGCATTCGAGTTACCTGATAACCCTGCTTATAATATTAACCCAACATCAGATTTCTTTGGAATATCACTATTTACAGATGTCAGAGGAGTTCCATTGGATGATAGAGTTGGGCTTTTTCCAAATGGACTGGATTTAGATGGATTCGTAGATATCAATATAGATGATTTATCACAATTAACAGGTTCATTATCATCAACTACAGTATCTTCTTCTGATGTTAACCTATCTATACAGGATTGGTCGCCAGTAGATTCACAAGAATTTACGCTCGCAACTAATTATGAATCATTCGTACCAATCGTAGGATTTGCACGTAATACAAATTCTACATCACCCGAAACTGATTTTATAAATGCATATTGGACTGCATCAGCATTTACATATTCACCAAACCCACAATATATTTGGGTTTCAAGTGGTTCGGTTAATTTAAGTGAGTTAGATGGAAATGGAGATGGTACTGGCTTCCACACTTTCTTTTTAACTGCATCATATACCGCTGTTACAGATGACCCAAATGCCTATTTGCTTGCACCAACGAAATCAACAACAGTTTATAGTGGAAATTCAATAACGGTATCACAATTCAATACAATAACTGGTTCATCTTTTGTGTATATTCAACAGATAGCAGAATTTGGTGGTGTTTCTCCAAACACTTGGTCAGAATACTTAACAAAAGGATTGGTCAATGCATTTGGGGAAGGGCTTAGATACTCAGGTACAGCTGAACTTTTGGGAATTACATCAGAATTCGCATTCTCTAGTACTGGTGAAATTACTCCACAAAACTATACTAATAATGAAGCATCAGTATACGCTGCATTATTAAAACCTGGATGGTTTGTAAATCCAGATGTAATTAGTATATTAAATGGTATTGATACTACAACAGGTTCACTTGCAGGTTGGTTTGAAATAGAAACATCTGGTAGTTTAACAACGTGGAATACAAGTCCAGGCTCATTAGATATTCCATCTTGGCAGGGTGGTAGTAGGGGATTACCACTAAAACTTAGACATACGTTTGCAATAACAGAAACCACATCTTCATCTGAATTAGAAATCATAAATGGTATATGGCCATTGGATATTGCAGAATCAGGTTCTATTGAAGTTGGAACACCAGAATTTCCTTTAAACCAAGCTTTAGGATTAGTTGTAGATAGAGGCGGTGACCCAGTAAATGTAACTCAACGATTAGATAACATACGAGTTCAAACCGATTTAACCGCTGCTGAATTAGCATCTCTTTATCCTGATGATGAGACATTTAATACTATATCTTTTAATAAATTCGCAGTTGATTATGAATCAACAAACACATACAACTCTACCACACAAGGTGGTAAAATCTCTATGGGGTATCAATCGGGCTCATTTGTAGAAAAAGTAACATTCTCTATAAGTGGTAGTGGTGAGATAAGTTCATCTAAATTCTTTGTAGATGAATCGGGTAACATTACAGGTTCTCAGGTAAACTTTTCGGGTGGTACTATTTCAGGTTCTGATTTAAATATTAACGCAAATCAATTTGATTTTGGAGCAGCCGGTGGGTTTATATCAGGTTCTAATGGTTCATTAATTATTAGTTCTTCGTTATTCTCATTAACTGATACTACATTAGAAGTTAAAGGAGATTTAAGAGCTAGTAGTGGTTTTATACAAGATACTTACTTAGGTGGTAAAATTGTAGAATTAGGAGTACAAAACCCAGTTGTACCATCAATTAGATACCAATTACCATTCATTGAAACATATTCAACATCATCAACGGATGTAAGATTAACATCCTTAACTGGTTCTTCTAAAACATCATTTCAAGGTTCACATGGTAAGTGGTCATTATCTTCGGTTTTCCAATCTACACCACAAATGTTGGTTACAGGTTCTGCGTTAGATGGTGTGGGATATCCTGCTGAATTTAAAAGTTGGTATGATATAAGTGGTGTTAGTAAAGATTATAAATTTATAAATGATTTTACTCAACAAGACGTTGCTAACGCAAGTTCATCTTTATCACCAACCCTAATAGGAAATCAATTAGTATTTAATAAGGAAAATACATTTAGAACAGGTTCAAATGTATACAAAACATTAACATCGGAGTTTATACATATTTCAGAATCATTCGCAGGTTCTGAATATAAGAACGCACATTTACAATTTGCCGTAAGGGGAACTACTCACCCACATAGTGGTGGATTTACTGGATTCTTCCCACAATATAAAATTGATATAATTTCAGGTTCAACCACATACTACACAAAAGTGTATAAAGATGAAAACGCAACTGAAAAAAGTTGGACTGTATTTGATATTCCGATATCCGATATTTTAGAAATAGAAGCAACAAACAATTCCAATAAATCAATTGAAAATTCATTTAAAGTTAGAATTGGAATGTTGTATAGTGGTTCAAATGCAACTGGTACTGTTGGTAGTGGTGTAAATGGATTGGGTTGGGCATTAACTGAAATGAGAATGGTTGAACCCGCAAGAGTTGCTGCTATTGATACACAAACACTTCACTTTAAAGATACTTACTTAACATGGGATGGTAAAGAGGTAACCGCACATAAAGGACACTTTGCACCAATTATTACATCATCGTTATTTGAATCTGTATCAGGTTCAAGATATACATTGGGTAGGCCAAAACAAAGATGGCAAACCGCATATCTTAAAAATTCAGTAGATACACTCTCAGATAGAAACCTAAAAAAGAATATAGAAATTTCTCCATTAGGTTTAGGATTTATAGAATCTTTGAAACCAGTTAAGTATGATTTCAAAGATGATAATACAACTCACTATGGATTGATTGCACAGGAAGTATCACAATCTCTTGCTGAGTTTGATGTACATATAGATGATTTTGGTGGTTATAATGGAAACGAAGGATATTTATCATTGAAATATGAAGAGTTCATATCACCAATGATTAAAGCAATTCAAGACCAACAACAAATAATAAAAGATTTACAAAGTAGAATTGAAACCTTAGAAAGTGGTTCTACTAATTAAAGGATATTTATCATTATGGGGAATCTAATAAAAGAGTGGGTTAAGGGAATCTTAACTGAAGATATAAAAAAAGAGGTAGTTGTTTACGCAGGTAGATTTCAACCATTTCATAAGGGGCATTATGGTACATACCAACACTTAGTAAAAAAGTTTGGTAAAGATAATGTTTACATTGGAACATCTAATAAAACTGATAACATCAAATCACCTTTTAAATTCAAAGAAAAGAAAATGATTATGATGAAGATGTTTGGTATCCCATCGAGCAAAATCGTTGAAATTAAAAACCCATATGCACCTAAAGAAATTATTGGTAAGTTCGATAATAAAACAACTGCCTTCGTAACTGTTGTTGGCGAGAAAGATAGATACAGATTAAAAGGTAAATACTTTGAACCATACCATCCAGATAGAATCGATAAGGGATATGAGGATAAGGGATATGTTTATGTAGCACCATCAAGTGGTGGTGGTATGAGTGGAACTGAAGCAAGAAAACTTTTATCACAAGGTTCTGAATCCGATAAAATCAATGGATTCAAAAAAGTGTATGATGGTAAGTTTGATTCTAAAATCTTCACATTGATTACAACACGATTAACAAAGATATTTGGAAAGGTGGAGGCGTTTTTATCTACATTTGATATGAACGATGTTATCATAGAAGCAAGTATGTATTATGCGGATGCCGGAGAACCTGAAACTGGATATCTCCCTGGTGGATACAAACGGAAATTGGGAACTGATTCTGGAAAACCTGAACCCTGGTTTAATAGAGGTGGTTATGAGCAATTACATTTTCCAGAGGCGGATTACATTTACTCAAAAGATTCAATTAATTCGGATAAAGCAGCATTCTCAGTTGTCAAAAAAGTAGAACCCAACAAAGCATTAAAAGAACCAATTGAAACTGATGATTACGTTACATCTGGTGTTGGTTCTAAGGGTGAGGAATTGAACAAGATTGATGAAGCATCCGCTACACCAGCTAGTGGAAAGAGTGTGGTTGATGATGGGCCGGGATTTACATATGGTAATTCAAAAACATATAAGAAAATTGGTAATGATGCAGCAGAGGCATTAGGGTGGCAAGTTGTGGATTATATTTTAGGAAACGATGATGATTCAATCTTCGCAGATGGTGCAAGAAGTATAGATGATAAGTATCCAGTATCGTACTTCCCATCTGGTAAAGCAGGTTTGGATGCACAATCACAAAGATATACCGATTTAAGAGGTAATGCGGCATATAAAGCATGGGCTGATAAAATCAAAGGTGTTGCTACAATCGTAGGATATAAGTTGGTTGACTTCTTAGATGCCGAGCAGGGTATTGAAGATACTAAAGATGCACCTGTAAAAGAACCTAAGTTTAACTTTACACAAGATGTAGAAACTGAACCTATGAGGGAGGGTTTGATTATGGAAGGTGGTGCATATGGTCATATGAATCACCCATTTGATATTGAAATGAATTTAACTTTTGGTGATTTAAAAACCATTATATCAAACGCATTAAATGGTAACTTAGAATTCGCAAGAGAAAAAACCGATGGTCAAGCATTAGCAATTAGTTGGAGAGATGATAAAGGTTTAATAGCAGCAAGAAATAAAGGACACCTCAAAAATAGTGGTGAAAACGCATTAGATATTAGTGGAGTTGCATCTAAGTTTCAAGGTAGAGGTGGTTTAACCGATGCATACAATTTTGCTATGAAAGATTTAACATCAGCGATTAAATCACTATCAAAAGCACAAAGAGATAAGATATTCAAACAAGGTTCATCGTTTATGAACTTAGAAGTTATCTACCCAACTTCAGTTAATGTAGTACCTTATGGTCAACCATTATTGGTATTCCACGGAACTATGGATTATAATGAAGATGGTGAAGCAATTGGTGCAGATACATCAACTGCAAGAACATTGGCAGGTATGATTAAACAAATCAACAAAGATGTGCAAGATAATTACACAATTCAAGGACCACCTGTAACTCAATTACCAAAGAATAAAAACCTTTCATCAATGCAGGGTAAGTTTAATTCACAATTGAATAAACTTCAAAAAGAATTTAAACTAAAAGATTCAGATGGTGTTGCGAATTATCATCAGGCTTGGTGGGAAAATTGGGTTGATAAAAACTCACCATCATCATTGGATAACAAAACTAAAATGGGGTTGGTAAAAAGATGGGCATTCTTAGATAAATCATTCAGATTAGATAATAAAAACATCAAAGATTCCAAAGTATTAGATTGGGCAAAGAAAACCGATAAACAAGACCAGGCAAAAATATCAAAAGATAATCTTCGTAAGTTTGAAGATATTTTCTTAGGTGTTGGTGCAGAGGTACTTTCATTTATGAGTTCAGTATTAGTAGTGAATCCAAATAAAGCATTGAGAGATATGCAGAAGGAATTGGATAACACAGTAAAAGCCGTTAAGAAATCGGGTGATGTAGCTAAGATTGCAAAATTAAGAATGGAATTGGAAAGATTGGCTGCAGTAGGTGGTAAAGATAAGATTGTACCAAATGAAGGAATCGTATTTGTTTACAAAGGAAACACTTATAAGTTGACTGGGGCATTCGCATCATTAAACCAAATATTAGGTTTAATGTATTTTTAAATATATTTAGATATTTATATACAAAATAAAGTTATGGCAAAATTAAAGAACATCAAAGCAGTTAGTGAAATGTTAGAGGGTAAACACAAAACCCAAACTAAAAAGACGGTTGCGTTTGATACAAAAGAAGTTGTAAGAAGAGAAGTTGGAGAAGTTTGGACTGATGATAAAGGTCAACGATGGGAACAACGTAAAGGTTACAAAGTAAAGGTTGGGAAACTCGCCAAACTAAGAGAAGAGTTAAAAGGATTTCCAAATTGTAAAAAAGATGTTTGTACTTGTACAGACCCTGGTTCTGCTGATTTAAAGATGAAGGCATATCATGGTATGTGTTTAGATTGTGTTACTGATATGGAGCATGATTTAAAATTAAAAGGGGAGTACGAAGAATACGAACGTACAAAACTTTTAAATAATGCTGAGTCTTGGTTGAAACAGGCTGAAATAGAAAAAGAAGTTCTAAAAACAACAATCAAAGCATCATTCATTAATGAGGATGGTTCTATTGAAGAATGGGATGGTTTATCTGAAGATGAAATCACTGCTAAGATTGATGATGGTTTTGAGAAGTTTAAAACAAACTTCATTGATAAACTAAAGGGAGAACAAAATGAAGAAAGTAATTAACTGGATTTCAGGATTATTAAAAGATGAAAAGGGTACACCTTCATCAAAAAGATTTATTGGTATCATTGCAGGGTTATCATTATGTGTAACTTTATTCGCAAACCAATTTACTGAAGAACACATTGCACCTTCACCCGTTTTAATCAACGCAGTTGCAGCTCTTGCATTTGGAGCATTAGGATTAGCATCAGTTGATAAGATTTGGGGTAAGAAAGAAGAAGAAAATAAATGAATCTAAGAGAGTACATTCAGAACGTATATGAAACCTACACTAAAGATGGCGTAGAAGAATCACTTGCGTTAGAGTATGTAAAATCTGATATGTACGAACATCTGATTCAAAAGAATATGATGACTGAAGATTTAAGAAAATGGTTCGGTAAAGGAAAGACTGGTACTGCAAGTGGTGGTGGTTGGGATAGATATGGTTCGGATGGTCAGAAGTTAGGTAAGTGTGGTGATGGTGAAGAAGGTGGTGCATATGCTGCTTGTTTATCGAAAGAGAAAGCCAACAAATTAGGACCAAAAGGTAGAGCCACATTTGTAAGAAGAAAACGTGCAGCACAAAAGAAAGCCGGTGATTCTAAAAAAGGTGGAAATCGTAATAAAGGTAAAACACCAACAAACAGTAAAACTGGAGCATAATAATGAAAGTAAATATCAAAGCAGGTAGTGAGAAATATAACGTAGATTTTAACATCACTCCCCAAATAAAAAATAAAGGTTTAGTTGCAATGGCTAAATCATCTAAGGATTTAGATAAATTACAAAGTGCTATTGCTGCGCGAGCAGGTGGTGATGAATTGATTGATTATATCATTCTAAAAGTATTGGAGAGTAAATTAAAATTACCAATGGAAATTGATAGAACTTATAATGGTGCTGGATATGGGTTTGTTTTAGATTTTTATTCTATTTCTAAAAAATTAAAGTAAGGTAATACTATGAAATTAAATGAATGGGTAAATAACTACATTAAAGAGGTAACTCACTCACATGAGTATGAAGATATGAGTCAAATGGGTGAAGATGAAAATGACCCACAAGAAATTTCAGTAGGAAATTATCAAACAAAATATTTCCACGTTTGTCCAGGTGCATCAAAACTATATGGTGATATAGAATCTAAAGGTGTTGATATGGATATGGCTGAAAGAAGTGCAAGATTACAAGATGCACTTTACTTTGTAGAAGAACATATCCAAAGAGATGGATATAAACCAGAAAGAGATTATGTAATGGTTGCTAAAAACATCGCTAAGAACATTATGAAGATGGCTAAACTGATGGGATTAGAAAAAGAACATGATTACATACAAGGACACGTTGATACGATTGAGAAAGTAGTAAAAGAAAAGGGTTTGGAAGAAAGAGTAATGAAACTTACTGAAGAGAATGTTCCAACTAATCCATCTAAATGGTCTTACTACAAATCACAGGCAAAGAAGAAGTTCGATGTATACCCATCAGCATATGCAAATGCTTGGGCAGCAAAACAATACAAAGCAGCAGGTGGTGGTTGGAGAACTAAAAAAAGTGAAGCAACGTCTACGGAAGAAGATGAATTTCATAAGAAGTTAGATAAGTTAGTACATTCTACATTTGGCAAAAGTTCAGATGAAAAAAAGAATGAAGGTATGGTTGAACCACGTAGAGGGCACAAGTACTATCAGCTAATCAAAGATGCACCTGTAAAATATATTGAATCACAATCAAACCCAACTGGTGCTACTGGTGTTTTACTTCATAATAAAGATGGTTACCTTAAAGGTAAGAAGGGTGCATATGTTATTGATTACTATGGTGAACATTTTTACGTTGATTTGAAATCAAAATTCGCTACATCAATCTATGAACTAAGAGACCAGAGAGAGTTAGTAAAATACATACAACCCGTCGGAATGGCACCTGAATACAATGACTGGAAGAAATATGTGAGAGAATCAGTAAACGAAGGTAGAGTTGAAAAAGAAGTATTACAAAAAATATCTAAATTTGAAAGTTTATTAGGATATATTACAAATGATGACCAATACAAACCATTAGTTTCTAAAGTAAAAAAAGAAATTGATAAGTTAAAAAAACAAATTAAGAAAAATGAATCAGTAAACGAAGCAAAAGATATGACATTTGTTGATTATCTTAAAGTGTTAGATGATAAGTTTTTAGATGCTATGAAAGCTGTTCGTGGAGATAATGGAAGTGATGCTCAAATTAAACCAACAAGAGGTGATATACTACAAAACTTCACCCTATTCAGAAATTACTTATCTGCTTTAACTAAGAAATATAAAGGTGATAAGACTAAACTTAGATTTCTAACAGAACGAACTAATAGATTAAATGAAATAATAAAATCAGTAAACGAAGCACAAAAAGTTAATCCTACCTCTAAGAAGTTTCTAAAAGGAATGAAAAAGATTAAGGTTAATGGTCTTGGTGGTTATATGCCAGGTGTTAATTATGTATATGTTGATGGTGATAAGTATTACTTTGTAGATTTCGAAGGTGACCACATGGAACTTAAAAATACAAATACAATCAAACAATTACATAAACTACATGGTAAGTCATTAGGTGAATCAGTAAACGAAGGTAAGGATAAAGTATTTGTAGTAATGTACAAAGTTAAAAAAGACTTACCTAATAGAAATGTAAAACCTTCTTCGGCTGCATATACAAAAGAAGTTGATGCTAAGAAATTCTTAAAATCAGTTGAGAAAGATGGTGGTAAGGGAATGGTTGTAAAATCTAACAAACCCGTTGGTGTAAAGGTGAATGAAGGTATTGAACCACAAATCAAAAAGATTGCATACTACACAGGTACAAGACCCGAAGCAGTTGAGGATTTCGTTTCTAAACATGGATTAAATATTACTAAACTTCTTAAATTTGTTGAAAAGGGTAAACTTCCAGAAAGAATGGCAATTGTATCAGCATTAGCAGGTAGACCAGGAAATCCAGTTCAAAAGAAAATAATCAAACAATTTTCAGAATCAATAAATGAAGATTATTATAAATCTGCATCGGATGCAGCAGATGCTGCAAGAAAGGACGCTGAGAAAAAAGGTTTTGAAATTGATGAAGATGATTGGCAAACTCAAATCGCAATGGGTGGTAAACACAATCGTTTAAGACCAGGTGTTGGTAAAACACATTCATTCTCAGTTGGATTAACAAAGAATGGCAAACCACAAAGAAAAGCATTAAACATTTCATTATATGGAATGGATAGTGGTAAATTCGAATTAACATCATATATTAACTAAGGAATCATATTATGAAAATCAACGAAGGTATAATGTACAATGTGGATAATAAAATCGCATTACACAAAAACCCATACAGATATGGTTCTACAAAATTCTTTGAGTACTATAACGATTTAAGAGCATTAAAATTAGAAGTAGTTTCAGAAGATTTAGATATGTTTCTAAGTTCTGATATCGGTAAGGTTGGTGTATACGAAGGTAACGATGTACTTTTAGATTTTCCAATGTTAGTAGAGGCAGAATATCAGGGTAAGAAAGTTGAACTATCAAAACCAATGAGAAACAATAGTGGTGGTGGTAAGTTCAAAGTATATGTAAAAGACCCAAAGAGTGGAAACATTCGTAAGATTACATTTGGTGCAGATAGTGGTGGTGGTAAATTGGCTGTTAAGTTAAAAGACCCGAAAGCAAAAGCAGCTTTCAAAGCAAGACACAAATGTGAACAAACCAAAGATAAAACAACTGCATCATATTGGAGTTGTAGATTACCTCGTTACGCAAAATCATTAGGTTTAAGTGGTGGTGGACAGTGGTGGTAATCCATACAACGAAGTAAGTAAAGGAAACAATACTTACATTAGAGAATTCTCAGTAGATACCGATTCATCAGAATTGGTTTGGCACAGAGATAAAGAAGATAGAGAAGTTACAATCTTAGAAGGTAAGGGTTGGAAGTTTCAATACGATGATGAACTACCATTCGAATTAAAAGAGGGTGATACAATCAGTATCAAAAAGTTAGAGTATCACAGAATCATAAAAGGTGATACAAATCTAAAAATACGTTTATTAAAAAAAGTTTAATATTTATTCTAAACAGTTAAACTTAAAACAAGTATTATTATGAACACAATTTTAGTTATTTTGGCGATTGCGACAGTTTTAGCAATAGCAATCGTTATCTTACAAAAGACAGGTAAGATTAAAGATGAAGATGGTGATTTAATTCCTGATGTTGTTGAGGACAAAGTAGAGGAAGTTAAATCAGAAACCAAACGTAGAGTTAAGAGAGTAAAAGAAGAACTCAAAGACGTTAAAAAATCTGCAAAAGATTTAAAAGAACAAATTGTTGATGTTGCAGAAGCAGCAGGGGGTTCTAAACGAAAGGGTAGAAAGTCAACCAAACCAACAAAGAGTTCTTTAAGAGTAATGAAAAAAGATGAGTTACTTAAATTAGCTAAGAAAGATTTTAAAGTTGAGTTAGATTCTAACTTAACAAAAACAAACTTAGTAAATAAGGTGTACGGATTGTATCACAAAAAATAAATGAATAAATACTTCGGCGATATTAGAAATGTAATAATCTTAGTATTGATAATTGTTATCTTACTAATGAGACAGTGTAGTGGTAGTGGTGAAGTAACACCAACTGAACCAACTATTGTTACAAAAACCGAAGTAAAATATGATACAATTACAAAGGAGATTCCAAAGTATATTCCAAAAGTAGTTACAAGAATAGTTAAAGAGGTTGATACAGTAAATGTACTACAACCGATTGATACACTATCTATACTTGAAGATTATTTCGCAACATATGTTTATGAAGATGTACAGAATTTAGATTCGTTAAATTTACGAATTACTGATAGTGTATCTCAGAATAAAATTATGGCAAGAAACATTCAATACGATTTAATATACCCAACAGTAACCGTTACCGAAACCAAATATATTAATCCAAGAGAATTTTATATTGGTTTCGGTTTAAATGGTACACAAAATCAATTTAATTATGTTGGTGGTCAACTCCTTTATAGAACAAGAAAAAAACAAGCATTCGGACTGGGAGTTGGTATCAATGAAAATTTACAACCAATACTATCTACTCAGTTCCTATGGAAATTGGGTAAGTAGTATATGGGGCAGAGTATAAAAGAACTTATTAGAGAAGAGTACGTTAAATGTGCTCAAAACCCAGTTTACTTTTTTAAAAAGTATTGTTACATCCAACATCCTAAAAGGGG